TTATCATTGGGAAAAGTTGGTAACTGATTATTAATTCTAGCAACTTCTGATATAATATCTTTATGAAACCAACGATTGTATCTTGACCAAGGATTCAAATCTTTACTTGCTCTATTAATTGTCAAATATTCTGGTGTTAGAGGTAAGTTTTTAAAACTATCAAATGGAAAGGAATCAAAAGGACTTGCGTCAAAGTTATCATTATAAATATCGGCGATTTTGTCACTGGATATTAAACTTTCGACATCAACAAGTACAATTTTATCACCAACACCTTCAACATAAAATTCTTTATTTTTATAATTAGAAGGTTGTACATTCCCTCCAAATCGAATTTTCATTCCATTTGTTAATGTTATACCATTTCCTGAATTATAATATTTTTTTCCAGTAATTTCATCATCGACATTTATTATAGAATCTTCATCAATTGATTTTATTATAAATTGTCCTATACTCGATACAGAATCTTTACCAACATAATACAAAATATCTGGTGTTGATTGATCTACAACTAATGAAATTATTCCAGTACTTGTACCATTATTAGTAATACCATATTCATAAAAGTCCGTTTCACCTATAGATGGACTAGTTTTAATAAAAAATTTAAACTCACTGTTAATTTCAAAATTATAAGTATTTCCTCTATATAATGTTACGATTGGATCTTCAGTTAAATTATCAGGTGAAAATACAAAAGAAGTTAACGATTCGTTATCAGTTACTTGATATGTACTTGTTGTATTTGATGATATTCCAGTTATTTTTACTGAATCTGGACCCGTTGACAACCAGTAATAATCTTGATAATTTATAAATTTATCATAATCAATGAATGGATTGAAAGAATAGTACTTTGTTTTAAATAAAGAATTTAAATTTTTTGTATTTCCATTATAAAAAGATATTTCATTTATCAGATCATCATAACTCACAGAATCAACAACTTCATTATTTTGATCTTTTAATATTAAAGCTGGTTCAAATTGATATTTGGATCTATTTTTATTATTCTCATCAATATAAAAATCAGTCAATGAATTATAATTTGTCGTTAATTTTGAACCAATAAAACCATCTAGTCTTTCAATTTCAGGTTTTTGAATTAATTGATCTATTGTACCCGATAAAAATTTTGTATTTTTTTCAGTTCTTAAAAATTCGGGTAAAAAGTTAATAGATTTTATTTTTTTCTTAGCCATTATTAGTTCCAGAAGATGTAATTATTGATGTTGTTTTTAATTGAGAGGCTGTTATAGCATCAATAACTTCTACATCAAAAACACTAGCACCGTTTACAAATATTTCATTACTTAAACAACTTATTTCATATAGACTTCCAAAGCTTCCAGATCCTTTTGGAACAATTATAAAATTTAAAATATCTGGAGTCAATAAATTCATCACATATGTAGATAATTCACTAAAATAAAATGTTTGTCCAAAATCCCAATTATCTAAATTAAAGAATTCCTCAATAGCATTTATAATTCTTGTTTTAATTTCGTTGTCACTTATTGGTTTAGCAGGATTTCTAACTGCTTTAAATACAGCTCTCAAATTAGTATCTGCTTTGTCACCAAAAAGAACTTTATATTTAACTGGATTAAAAATTATTTCATCACTAATTGCTTTAATAGGTTCTAAAGCAGCAGAATAATTTTGTTCTAAACTCTGGGTAGTTGGGGCCAAAGGCTCAATACCTTGACCACTACTTAACCAATTTCTGTATTCTCTATCATATGTTGAAGTTAGTAAATAAACATCAATTATATTACTTTTACTTGGATCTATTCTTCTATCATCACTACTATTGTGGACATAATGAAATTTTAATCCACTTCTTCCTGGATAAGCATAATAATCAGATTCAAATATCCATGGATCTGATGAATTAGTTAACAAAGGGTCATAGGATTTAACAACATTCAAAGATGGATCGTAAAAATAATATAATGAACTTGTACTTGGAATACCTATTATTTGATCAGGAGTCGGATAAGCTAATATTTCTTCGTCATCCACTAATTCATATCTTAAACCATCTGACATTTTTCTAAAATATATAAATTTATCTCTAAAAGAAGTTTCCGTACTAGTTGTTAATGGTTCAACAATATTATTAAAAGAATCAGGATCTAAAATTTGCCCATAATTATTAAAATCATAAAAACTTATTTTTATTTTGTTTGGATTAACAAAACCATCTGTTTCAATAATATTTTCATCTATTTGCCAGGAATAATCTTTACCAATACTTCCTAACGTGGATGTATTTGCTGAAATTAAAGGTGAAACGGCAGTATTAAATGACAAAACATCTATTTTATCTTTAACTATTATATTGTTTATATAGTCATAATTATTGTTTTGTTCATCAATAAAGAATGTAGTTTCTTTTTCACTTTCAAAAATAAATTCAAGTAATCTATATCTTACTGTATAAGATAAGCCATTCCATACAAAAGCAATTATCCAACTAGCATCTTTATTTCTATTATCTATATTTCCTTGAAATGTCAAATTGAATGGACTAACTAAATCTATATTTGTATCTAAAATAATATTCCAACTTCTAGATGTTTTGTTAAATGTTAAACCAAAATTTCTTTGTGTTAAACATAAATTTACCATCTCATTTTCAAAAGCTAATGATAATGAATTAACAAATTTTGGTATAACTAAAGTAGGTATTGCCCCTGTTGGAATGACTTCACTCAATTTTATTGGACCTGACCCATCTTCTAGAACTCCTTCTCCAGTATTTGAACCATCACCAATAACTTGAACAACCTTTGCCCATATATAATTTCTGGTTGTACTAGATTGTTTTTGAACTATTCTTCCATTTGCTGAAAAATATTGATCCAAGCCAGAATTTGTTTTTGGAGGCACAAATTTGACTAAAGAATCAGCAGTAATATATTTTAAATTATTAATACCAAACAAGCCAACATTTACTGGACTTGGTACTGCGGATAAATCTTCAAAATAACCATTTGATTCTTTCGATGTTTTTATAACTTGTTTCCATGTGACATTTAAAGAAGCCAGATCTATTTTTTCATAATTTTCTATATAAAATGATCTCATTTCTTTAGAAGATATTATAGGACTTATTTTATTTGTTAAAACATCATAAATTTCATTTCTATTTGTATATTCAAAATTGAAACTATTTTCCTTTTGATCTTTATATAAAATTCCATCCGCACCAAAAATATTTGTGCTTCCGAATTTTCCAGTAGAATCGTTTAAATCATAATATTTGCTTATTCCACTAGAGATTCTGTTTACACTTTTCACTTTTAATATATCATTGGCCAATGTTAATGGAGCAATATTATAATCTTCAGCAGTTATCATTCTATTTTGTACATAGTATGACTGAGGTGCTTTATTTTGTATATTTTCATTACTTTCAGGACCTGAGCTATTATTGACAATATATTGTAATGACATTATCATTGTCAATGTATGACTTTGACCATTTTTATTAAAATATGGAATTTCTATCTGAATTCCTGACATTTGTTCAGGCTTTATAACATAAGTTAAACCATTACTTTGTCTGTAAAAAATCCTAAAAGATCCCTTTGGTAAATCACCAAAACTTCCATCAGCAAAATTCAAATCAATCTGATCTAGATCTCTTGATGAAATACTGTAAATCTTTCTTTCATTTTTATTTAAACTATTATAAATTATATTATTTCCAGTAACTGCTGGAACTTTTTTCCATAATGTATCATAATTTTGATTAGAATCAAGTTGCCATAACCATATATCAGTATCATTGATATTTGATATATTAATACCTACGATTTCATTTGGAACTGGAGTATCTAGGGTGAAACTTGTCAAACCAAGAGTTCCTTGTTTGAACATTGTAAAAAATCCAGTATTTGAGCTTCCTGAACCTTGATTGTCATTTCTAAACAATAAACTAAAAGTATTTCTTGGTCTTGGATCTTCTTCATATATAGAAGTAGAATTTGATATCGAAGCAGGGACTATTTCAAAATCCATGTTTATACCATTGACATTTTTACTAAATGAAAATATTGGCACATCAGTATTTGAACTGTTTATTCTATACTGTTCAGTTAAAATTCCATTTATAACCTTTCTATCATTTGGTTTACCAAATGAAAAAGATCCCAGCATTGCTGAATTTAAAATAGTTAAAAATTGTTGATACCAATTTAAATTAGAAGAATCATTCCAAGTTACATAAGAGTTTGCCAAATTTATACCATTGGAATCAATAACAGTATCTGTAGTAGATATACTAGTAATTTTTAATAACCCATTGGCTGGAACATTTCTTTTTGGAATATAACTTATTAATTCAGCTAAACGTAAAATGCTATCACGACGTTGTGCGGTTTCTAAAAAGTTTTCCCTAGCATTAAGCTCTATTCTAAAACTTAAATTTTGACCCAAAAATGCGATTAAATCTATTAAAGCAATATATTCACTTGAATCGATAAAATCATTAAAATCTTCAGGATAATTTTCTTGAAGATAGGCAATCATTGATCTTCGAAGTGTTTCGAAATCATAGCTCTTAAAATCAGCATTTCTAAAAGATTGGTATATTTTTTTCCAATCCTCAGTTACTAATAGTTTATTGTTTGTATTTGGAATCATAATCTTTTGTATTATTTATAATATAATAAACTATGTATATTATTGTGTTACTAAACCTAGTGTCTGATCAAAAGCTAATTTCATAATTGACGTTTGATCAGTACCATTTAAAAGCAATGTTAATTCTAACAAATAACCATTAGGATATTCAGTCAAATCTATTTGAATTGGAGTTACTCTTGGATCAGAAGTGCAAATTTTATTAATATCGTTTTTTAATAATTCTGTTGTTTGTTCTGTCAAAGGGTCCATAAGTAGATTCCAAATAATACATCCAAAATTTGGATTCATTACTCTTTCACCTTTTTTTGTTCTAAAATGATTTATCAGATCTTGTTTTATTAAATCTAAATCATATAATTTAGTTCCTTCAACACTTTCGTTAATAGAACTAAATCCCTTATAGAATTGATTTTTTTTGACAGGTTGTTGATTGACTTGTTGTCTATCATTTATTTCAATTGATTTGAATGGCATATTGATATTTATCCTACATTTGTACCAGTTGAACTATATTTTACTGGATCATTATTTTCATGATGATCCCAAGGCTCATGCGTTGGCACCCTAAGCATAATACTGTTTATATCATCTGTTTTAAAGAACTTTCCATCTGCCCACCCCACAGATTGTTTTCTATTAGGTAAATTAAATGTAGGCAATAACGTTGGTATAGTCGCAGTGGTAGAGTAAGTCGGAAAACTAGCAACATTAGATGGACTATTCATGTCTATCCTAGAAGCAGTTTCTCGATAAAATCCATCCGATTTTACATGAAAATTACCGTTCGATCCTTGAAACATATCACCCTTTGACACAAAATTAATATCATCAGATGTTGTAAGGAATAAATTTTGATCTATATTAACATTAAAATCTTTTCCTATTGTTAATTTTGATTCTTCCAAAATAGTTTCATTTTTATTTTTTCCTATTGATATCTGTTGATTTTCGCCTACAATAAGTTTAAAATCCTTTAATATATTAAATTCAGCTTTTTCTATACATCTCAAGTTGATATTTCTTCCTGCTTCTATATTAATATCTCTATCTGCTCTAAAATTAAAATCTACTTCAGAATGAATACTAATACTATCTTGAGCATATATATCTATTTTCCCATTACTTGTTAATTCTACCCACGCAGTTCCTTTACTATTGGCTATATAAATTAAATCATGGCTATTATGTAATAAAATCTGATGTCCTGTTCTAGTACGTATTCTAATTAGTTCATTATTTCCATTTAAATCACCATCATCCATGACAAAGGTTGATCCGCCCAATCTACTTACTGGAACGGTTTTTATACCAGTTTGCCCATCAACATAACCAACTTTCCCCTTTTTTGCTCCAGCACTTCTATCAATTGGTCCTGGCGTACTTATACCGTATACATTACTTGGAATTTCTCGTCTAGCTGAACTTGACGTAACTCCTCTTACTTTATCTTGTATAAGACCTTGTGCTAACAATCTTTCAGCAAAAGGATGTAATGGTTTTTTCAAAGTAGAAACATTTGGATTATCCACAAAGGTTTTTTTATTGTATTCTGCTACTGGAAGATAATCTGTAGCAAAACGTCTTAGTTGTTCAGGGGTAGAACTAACTTGTTTACTAGCAGCAATTCCAGGGATCATATGATTTTGATAAAGATCGTTTACACAACCCATCCAATAACCCTGATTTGGATCACCATTAATAAAAATAACCATAACTTTGTTACCTATATCAGGAGGAACCATCCAAAATCCATAGCTTTTTTGTGAATCATTAAAATCACTACTGTTATTTCCTTCAAATCTAGCAGATGTACTTCCAGAAAATGGACTTAAATATTTTACATGAAAAGTTTCACCTTTACTAAAAACAGAGTTTGGTACTGCGGTAATTAAAGCAACTTCTAACCCACCCATATAAGTAGTGTCCAAATAGTTTGTAACTTCCGCTAAATATGGACCTGGGGATCCTAGGTTACCTCGTAATCGTTTATCAATTGGCATTGTTATCTCTTATGAATTTATTATTTTATCTAATGGAGACTCACTGGATTTATTACCATATAAATTAATAGCAACTTTATTTGATAATTCATTCAGATTACTTTTAAATGATTCTGCTGATTGTTGAAATTTTCCTGTAGCATTTTTTATTTGTACAGTAACAGACTCCATTTTGCCCTTAAATGCCACAACATCTGCTTCTATTTGTGGTCTTGAAGATTCTATAGCTTGAGCAAATTGTTTAGCTGACCCTTTAAGATCATTAATTAATTGAGGGGGGACAAATCCTGGGATCTTGTCCTTTGAATTAACACCGAAAGCTCTTTCTAAATTTTGATTTATCAAGTCCATATTTAACACTACAGGTTCTGGTGCTTTTGTATCTGGTGCTGTAGTAGGAATATTTAAAAATTTATCAGCAGGAACATTTTCTAGTCTTAACCCATTTTTTAATGATGCTGCTAAATTTAAAGTAAGTTTTTCTGATGTTTCTTTCAATTGAGATAATTTTATTTCATTTATTCTATCTAATTTTTCTACATTTATACCAAGTGCTTTAGCAACATCTTCAGATTTAGTTTCTCGTAATTTATTTTCTATGCCTTTAAATGATGTTTCTAAAGATGAACCATAAGATTTTAATTTATCCAATGTTCCAGATTTTTTGAAATCCTCAGCATATCCAACTACTAAATTTTTTACTGTAACTAAAGAATTCACAAGTGGATCATCTGCTTTTGGATTAAATTTAGCTAGTGGCGAATCCTTTACTGATTCAGCAAAAGTATCTGCGGCACTGTTAGCATTAGCAATAACAGATTTTAAAGTTTTATCAGCAGTTACTACTTGAGCAGTTGGAGACATTGAAGTGCTCAATTTATCACTTATTCCTTTTACTCCTGATGAAATTTTATTGACAGCATTAGAAAAAACAGAAGAAAATTGAGATAACTGACTTATTCCTTGTGATACATCAGTAGTTAATTTTCCTAAAATATTATTAACAGGATTATTAACTTTGGGAATATTTACTTTTAATGGATCAGCTCTTGGTCCCTCAACTTCTAATGCCGGACTAGTATTTGGTTGAGAAACTTCAATCGGATCTGGATATGTCACAATTACATTTGATGGACTCATTTCTACTGAAGTGTCAAATATTTGCGAATGTATCCTGTATATATCCAAAGTTTGTTTAAATAAACCATCACTAAATGTACTTTTAATTTGTCTAATTCCATAAATTCCACTAAATGGTACTTTTAAAGTACTAAATTTATTTAAATCAACTGGGTTTCTAAAATTTATTTGAATGTAAACTTCCCCCCAGTATGGATCAATATCTCCATAAACAGTCAAATTAGGTCTGTTTGAATCGTTTTTAACAATTTCATTGGTCCCAACATTACCTGAAAGAAACAATGGTTCTCCTAAAATTTCTAATTCACCAGATACCCCATTAACTTGACCATTAACAACAGCATCATGAAAATTTCTAGATAAAATACTAAATGGCGAATCTTGTAAAATATTTCCTGATCCTTGGGATGGTTGAATTTCTGAGGATACAGTTCTAGATGGAATTACTCCAACTTGATTTTTTAATAAAGTTTTACGATCAGATTCATTAACTTTTACTTTAACATCATTGTTTGGACCTATAGAATTTGAAGTACCTAATTTGTTATTGTTACCCAAAGCATAGGGAACAGCAGCATAAAATAATGAATTAAAATCTATTTTAAAGTCCAAGACATCAATATTCTTTCCAGTATAGGTATAATTATATTCTTTAAGTATTAATGGTTTTAATTTATTTGAGATGTTTATTAAATTTTGATAATTAGGAATTTTAGTAACATGTATTTTATATTTTGTCACAACAAATATATATTTTTTATAAAAATCATTTGTTTGTGGATTGATATCTGAAAGATCTTCTACTAAAGTTTTTATAATAAAATAATCAACCATGCCGTAACGATCAATATTTTTTTGAACATCATAAAGAATATTTCTTATGTAATCACTATCAACAATTACTGATTCAATACATTGTGTTATTGTTCTATTTTGATTAAAATTTATTTTTACTTTTGCCCCTCTAGGAACAACAAAATTTCCCATCTCGTCAAATCTACCCTGCTGTTCTAAAAGTTCTTCTTCATTAGTGTAATCAAAAATCTCTGGCATTACTGTTACTGAATTATTTGATTTAAAATCAAAAATATCACTTTTTTCTATTTCTTCAGTATTATCAAATCGTATTTCATATTGATCATGAAATTTACTTTGAGATGCAACTGCCTCTTTATCTGATGTTTTAATTTGATTATTAATGTTATCAAAAAGACTTCGTAAAATATCACCTACTTTACTTCCTTCACCAGATGTATTTTTTTTCAAAACACTAGCATTACCAAAAGCGATATCTTGTACTGCCACAGCTTCACATAAGTATTTTGTACCTTCTCTTTTTATTTCTATTTTTACATTTCTAAAATAAATTAAACAATATTTTGTTGCGCTATCTATTTTTTCTGGTACATCATTTTCATTGTAACCTAAAAACTCAATTTTTAATAAAAATTTAGCATTGTTATAACCCAAATAACCAGCAGAAACAGCAGAAACATGTAACGCTTCTAAAAATCCGTTTATACTGTAAGGTTCAACAACTGAAAAACTTATATTTTGTGCCATCGACATACCAGTTTTACTTCTTGGCGTTATTATTCCAGTTATTTCTGCTGAATCTATAAAAAAATCGTATCTTCCAGAACTTTCTTTATTAAATCCTTCAACTATCGCTTTTATATTTTCAATTTCATCATTCGTTATTCTATCATTTATATCTTCTTTGGATAGGTATGTACTATCAATTTGTAGTGGATCATAATTTGTTTTTTGATAATTTTCTGTAGCTTTTGCCAATTGAACAGGACTTAATTTTGATGGAGCAAAAATTTTCTTTGACCCTTTGCCACCCGAACGTAAAATTATAGAACTTTCAAAACTTTTATTCCTATATCTTCCATTATTGGCAGATACTGAGTCAACCGCACTTAATGTAAAAACATATGTAAAAGATCTATATTTGTTTAAAACATTTGGTAATGGGTTATATTCATATGTCATATTATACTTCTAACGTTCTATTAATTGTTGATAGTTTTGGTAAATAGATCCTTGTTCCTGGAGTAAAATCAAAGATAGGATCTTTTAATATTGATACATTTCTAACTGAAAAAACCCACCATAAATTTTGATTAGCATATAAATCATATGCTAATAAATCTGGTCTATTTTCATATTTTTTTGTTATTTCAAATAATATATCATCAGCTTGTCGTGGTAAATCTCGAAAATTTATAACATCCAAATAATTATTAACTATATCAGTTGTATAGTAAGGACTTGTTTTAGAATAAGTTGCCATTTATAAATATCCTTTTCTTTTTTGATTTTCGTAATCTTGTATTAATGATTTTACAGAGATTTTCTGCATTTCATCCCTAGAGTACATAGGTATAACTGTTACAGTTAATTGACTCTTTACAGGAACCGCAGTTCTATCATCGGGCCTACCAGATGGTTCATACAAATAATAATCCACACTTTCAGGATATTCGACAGATACGGAAGCTACAGTAACAGGAACATTTTTTAACAAATAAGTTCCATGAGCATCTAACCTACAAATAGGTGGGGGTAACCCAGCTAATTCATCATCACCAAATCTCATTTTAGTTAACATTTGTAAAATATGCATGGATCCCAAATAGGTTTCCGCATCTAACATATTTTGAACAGTAAAAGTTGCTTGTATAGTTATATTACTAATTTCACTATTTTTATAAAATTGTAACGCATAATTACTATGAACAGGATTTTGTTTTGAAAATGCGACTGAATAGTTGAAAAGTATATTTGGTGTGTATGGAAATATTATTCCACCATTTTCTCGTATTCTATCGAATCCACTATCACCCTTTAAACCATAATTCAATTCAGGAGTATCATCCAAAGAAAATTTTGTTTTTAAAAAATAATTAGATGGAATTCTTAATTTGACTCTTAAATCAGAAATTCTTTGATTATTATTAAGAGGTTTAAAATTCACATTTGCCGAGGAAATGGTCGTTGGCTCAGCACCAAAATTAATCTCATACGGATCTGGTGGTGGTTTAGCATTTGGATTTTCAGCCGATGTTGTATCTCCAACTGACGTAGAATTTTTATATTTGTCAGGAGAATCATCATTCGGTCTATTAACTACTTGACTAGCTGGAACAGATTCATTACCTTCCAGAGATGTTTCTCTAATTTCAGATATCTTGGCATCATAATCATTTATAGAATTTTTACTAAGTTCAACATCACGTTCAGCTTGGTTGACTCGTTCTGACGTTATTTCAATAGCTTCAGGTACACCACTTGCTGAAGCTTGTCTAGAATTAATCCTCGCTTCTTCAGCTTGTACAACAGCTCTGTCAAAATTTCCTTTTTCTTGATCTCTTAGTTTTTGATAATCAGCTAATGATAATCCTGCCATTTTATTTCCCCCACATATCTATTTACACAATAAATAAACTACATAGATTATTAAAATTTGACATTCGTTAAATTAATTTGTTATAATACTTTTGGAGATATATTAATAATGACACAAGATACAATACAAAAAAAAGTAAAATATTTAAACAATAAAGATTTATTAGAAGAAATTCACAAAAGTAAAAATTCATTTTCTAGCTTCACAAAACCTGAATATAAAGAGTATGATATAATTTTAGAAAGTTTAGAAAAAATTAATATAAGATCATTATCCACCGCAAAAAAGAATAAAGCTAAAAAAATAGGAATAAAAATTTTTTTAGAGCAACGAGCTTTAGGTAATAAAAAAATAAAATTACTAGACGTAACTCCTGATTATAAAAAAATTTCAAAACAAGATTTAGTTATTAGGATAATGACCTATGACCATATACCCCTAAGTCCAACAAGAAAAAAAACAAAAAAATCCAAAGCGGACAATTATGAAAAAGTAAACTTTCCACCATTCCAACACTGGAAATTTGATGAAGATGATAAACTTATATGCGTTGGTAAAAGTCATTGGAAGGGAGATATAAACGATGGAATATTCAGTAAAGATCACGGCAGAATTACCGAAAATCTAGGAAGAATGTTTATAAAATTAAGTGAAAGATACGCTCAACGTGCTAATTGGCGTGGTTATACCTATGTATCAGAAATGAAGGGACAAGCAATTCTTCAATTAAGTCAAGTGGGTTTACAATTTGATGAAAGTAAATCAGAAAATCCTTTTGCCTATTATACCGCAGCAATAACAAATAGTTTTACCAGAATTTTAAATATTGAAAAACGAAATCAAAATATTCGTGATGATATGTTAGAAGAAGCTGGACTTACCCCTAGTATGACTCGTCAATATCAACATGAATACGCAGAGGAAACCGAGCGCCAAGCAAAACTTTATAAAACAAAACGAACAACAAAAACAGAATCTTCTGATATTGAAGATGATTTAGATCCAGACTCTTGAAGTTATATACCCATTTGAGGTATAATATATAATAAAAATTTATCATTACTGTAGTAATGATAATATAACTTCATCAAACTTATGAATAATTTATTTAAAAAAGCAGCAGCATTCACAGATATTCATTTTGGACTCAAGTCAAACAGTGTTTTACATCTTAATGATTGTGAAGAATTTGTAGATTGGTTTATTGATAATTCAAAAAAAGAAGGATGTGATACTGGTATATTCATGGGAGATTGGAGTCATAATAGAAATAACCTAAATCTTATGACTCTAGATACCAGTATTCGTTGTTTAGAAAAACTAGGTTCTGCGTTTAAACAATTTTTTTGGTTTCCAGGTAATCATGATCTATTTTATAAAGATAAAAGAGACATCCACAGTTCAGTATATGGAAAACATATACCAGGGATAACTGTTATAGACAATATAACAACTTTAGGTGATGTAACCTTAGTTCCATGGTTGGTAAATGATGAATGGAAAAATATTAGCAAAATCAAAAGCAAATATATGTTTGGCCATTTTGAATTACCATTATTTTATATGAACGCAATGGTTCAAATGCCAGATCATGGTGAACTTCAAGTAGATCATTTTAAACATCAAGAATATATTTTTAGTGGTCATTTTCATAAAAGACAAAATAAAGATAAAGTTTGGTACATAGGAAATGCGTTTCCTCATAATTTTTCGGATATTTGGGACGATGATAGAGGAATGATGATTCTAGAATGGGGTGGAACTCCAAAATTTATTAATTGGGACAACTGTCCAAAATTTAGAAACGTAACCTTAAGTCAACTGATAGATCAAAAAGATAAAATTCTAAAATCAAAAATGTATCTGAAAGTAAAACTTGATATCGATATAAATTTTGAAGAAGCAAATTTCATTAAAGAAACTTTTGTAAAAGATTACGATATAAGAGAAATAAGTTTAATACAAGAAAGGAATGTTTCCGAAGTGTATATAGAGGACACCTCTGAAATAAAATTTGAAGGAGTAGATCATATAGTTACCAATTCCCTGATTTCTGTAGAGTCAGATCATTTTGACAAAAAAACATTACTAGATATATATAAGAACCTATGAAATATATTGTAGTTTTACCTGTTCCAATTGAACAATTAAAAAATCTTATTTCAAAATATAAAAATGATTAAAATTAACACTATTACCGCAAAAAATTTTTTATCAATCGGAAATCAAACACAAGCAGTAAATTTAATTAACAATAATTTGACACTTGTACTAGGTTCAAACCTCGATCTCGGAGGAGACGATACTGGAAATAGAAATGGTGTTGGGAAAACTGCGATTTTAAATGCTCTGAGTTATGCCCTTTACGGACAAGCATTAACCAAAATCAAAAAAGAAAACTTAATTAATAAAATCAACGGTAAACATATGATAGTAACCGTTGAGTTTGAAAAAAATACTATAAAATATAAAATAGAACGTGGTAGAAAACCAAATGTTCTAAAATTATTTGTCAATGACCAACTTGTTACATCCGATGAATCAGACGGTGATGAAAGCCAGGGCGATAGCAGAGATACACAAAATTCAATTAACCAAATTCTAGAAATGAGTCATGTTATGTTCAAGCATTTAATTGCGCTGAATACATACACAGAACCATTTTTGGCCATGCGGGCAGCAGATCAACGAGAAGTAATCGAACAATTACTAGGAATAACTATTCTTAGTGAAAAAGCTGAAGCATTGAAAATACAGATAAAAGATACAAAAGATAATATTCAAAAAGAAACATTTAAAATTGAAGGAATTAAATCTGCTAATGAAAATGTTTTAAAAAGTATTTCTAGTTTAGAAATAAAAAGTAATGCTTGGGATTCCAAAAAAGATAAAGATGTAGAAAATTTAGCTAAATCTATTATGAACTTACAAAATGTAGATATAGAAGAGGAAATAAAACTACACAATGAACTCAATCAATGGACCAAAAAAGATTCAAAGCTTAAAGAATTAACCAAACAAAAAGCTACACTGGAGTCCGCGTTTGTTCAAGCGCAAAAAACATTTGCGAAATATGAAAAAGAATTTAATAAACTGAAAGACCATAAATGCCCAACATGTGAACAAGATTTACATGATGAAAAACATCTAGAAATGGAAAAAATAGCAAAGAAAAATTTATCAGATTCCGAAGATTATTATAAAAAAATATCAGCAGATTTAGAAAAGATTTCTGAAGAAATAAAATTATTAGGTGAAATTACTAAAAAACCTATAACTTTTTATGATAGTGAATCAGAAGCATTGAGTCATAAAAACAACGTAGATAATTTAGAAAAAACCTTAATGACTAGAATTGAAGAGATAAATCCTTATCAAGATCAGATTGAAGAATTAAAAAATACGGCTATACAAAAAATTTCCTGGGATTCAGTAAACAGTTTAACAACACTAAAGGATCATCAAGAATTTTTACTAAAATTGTTGACTAGTAAAGACAGTTTTGTTAGAAAGAAAATTATTGATCAGAATTTAAGTTATCTAAATAAGAGACTTGATTACTATATTGATAAACTTGGATTACCACACAAAGTTATTTTCCAAAATGATTTAAATGTAGAAATCACACAATATGGTCAAGATTTAGATTTTGATAATTTGAGTCGTGGTGAAAGAAACAGATTGATTTTGAGTATGAGTTTTGCGTTTAGAGATGTATGGGAAAACCTATATCATTCAACTAATCTATTGTTTATTGATGAATTAATTGATTCTGGTATGGACACTGCTGGAGTTGAATCAGCTATTCAAATTCTCAAAAAAATGTCTAGAGAACGAAACAAAAACATATACTTGATTAGTCACAAAGAAGAATTGATCGGTAGAGTCAATAGTGTACTTAAAGTAGTAAAAGAAGGTGGATTTACTTCTTATTCAAATACTGTAGAATATGTCGAATAATGATAACCCTGATTGGGATGAATATTTAAAACGTTATGATGAATTACTAGCTAGTATAGTAACATTACATAATAGCAATCAATTATTAAAAAAGAATCCCAATAGGGACGCAGGATTTAATGTTAGGAGAAATATTCGAAAAGTAATGAATGACGCGAATCAAGCAAGAAGATCTCTTATTGTCGCAATGAAGGTTCACGAAGAAAATCTAAAAAAACAAGGTATTGTAAAATACAATACAGGTAAAAAATTATCTGTAAATGAAAAAACAAGAATCAGAGCAACTTTTAGAAAATTAAGTTCAGAAAGAGCAGCGTATAAAATAAAATGACATGGTATTTTGATAACAAAGTAGTTGACACAATACCCCACAATAGTGTAGGATTTGTATATATTATCACTAACTTAGTATCGAATAGAAAATACATAGGCAAAAAATTATTTAAATTTAGTAAAACAACATATAAAACAGTTAAATTAAAAAATGGCTCAAAGAAAAGAAAAAAAATAAAATCTAAAATAGAATCAGACTGGCAAACATATTATGGCTCTTCAGAAGAATTAAACAAAGATATAGAATTATTAGGCAAAGAAAATTTTAAAAGAGAAATATTACAATTTTGTAGATCAAAATCAGAATGTAGTTATACTGAAGCAAAATTACAATTTCATTATGGCGTATTAGAATCAAATGAATATTATAACGGACAAATTTCTGTTCGTGTCCATGGCTCACATATATTAAAATCTTAAAATAAATCCATCAAGGCAAAAAACGGTAATAGCTGGCGTTGGCTAATTTCGAACGCACATGACAACAGGATCTAGGATCACTGGGACGTAAATCTCTGCCGTAAGAGAACTCAATCACTATCCTTAACAGGACGAAGATCGCAAATGCCGCGATTTGATTGTTTGAATAGGTTAACA